GAAACAATGTTTAACAGAGGTAAGTTATGAAAGATGTAACAGGAATAGTTGTCTGCTCAAATACGAAAGGACTTATACAGAGGGCTTATGAATCAGTGAGAAAATTCTACCCAGACATGAGAATCATAATCATTGATGGATCTGATGTGGGTGATCCCTGCTATTCTTACGTAAGCGACTTATCTTCAGATATTACAACCGTGGGAGTGTGTGGATATAATATAGGACACGGAAGAGGCCTGGTTGCTGCTATTGATATGGTCAAGACTAAGTATGCACTGATATTTGACTCAGATATTGAACTTATAACCAGCCCGATTGAGGGTATGCTGGAGATGATGGAAGATGATACCTTTGGAGTGGGACACCTGGAGATTGTCGGGCCAGATGGATATGAGTACAATGTAAGCAATAGAGTCCTGTCGGTGACCCCAACTCTTTACCTGCATCCATATTTTCAATTAATAAACGTGTCAAATTATCATAAGTTTCCGCCGTATGTTCATCACGGCGCACCATGCTTTAAGACAATGAATGAGATAAAGCGGCAGGGACTTTCGGAGAAGATACTAAAGCAGTTTCCCGGACTTGGCCACACGGGGGGCAATGGATGGAATTGGAAAGCAGTACCGGCTGTATGGGTCAGGCATGATACGGCAGGGACACAGATGGCACGAAGGAGCCGGGGACTCACTGAGATCGGAGGCGGGACATGGGAAAGATAGGCGTCTTAGGTTTGGGGCCATCGCTCAGTTTATTTAATCCCCTGGAGTTTGAAATGTCGGTAGGCGTTAATGATATATGGAAATACCATCCTTCGGAAGCGGTTGTTTGTCTGGATAAGCGGCAAGTCTTCACACATGAAAGATTAAAGGTTATTGATGAATGCAATCCTAAAGCATTTTATTCACACATGGTTATATATGACACAAGATCGAATTTTGTCAAGATTAACCTTGCTCCCGGTTATCCCGACGGTTCATGTAATATAGACACTCCGTATCTTCAAAAGTCATTTTGCAGTCCTTTCGTTGCCGTACAGGTAGCATGGAAATACTACTATGCTGATGAGGTTCATCTGTTCGGTGTTGATATGACAAATCATCCACACCTGGATAAAGATATTTGTGACAAGATTAAAATACATTTTCAGAACCTTAAAAACGCTTTAAGAGTTAAGAACTGCGCCCTTGTAGTTCATGGAACCGGCATACTCTCCGAACTCTTATAAAAAATGGTATAACAATTTATCTTACTGTTAGCTTTAAATTTACAGAAAATTAAAGCTATGGACGAAACTTGTTGTGAAGCGTATAATGATATAGCGACAATTAATATGGAAGAGTTTCTGTATCACGATGAATATTCTCCATATAATGAGGATGCTGCTGGTAGCCACCAGATAGATAGACTCATTTATTATCAACTATTTGGGTGCGACTAATGGAAGCAACCTTAAAGATTTACGGTGATATAGGCGAAGAAGGTATTTCATCGAACTTCGTGGCTGACTTTCTCGATCAAAACAGATCAGCAGATAATATTATTGTTAAGATCAATTCCCGTGGCGGTGATGTTCAAGAGGGATGGACAATACACGATCTTATTGTTAATTCAGGCAAGCGTATAAAGACTATTGGCGAAGGTAAGATTTATTCTATTGCCACAATTATCTTTCTGGCCGGATCAGAGAGGGAGATAATGAAAAACGCTGACGGGCTGATTCATAACCCGTTCATCCCGGAATACACTCTGGCAGACTCATACGGATCGGATGACCTGATGAAGATTGCCGACTCCTTAAAACAGGAAGAAGAAAAGATACTTAATTTCTATGCTGAGAAAACAGGGTGCGATCCTGGCAAGTTAGCTGAATACATGAAAGAAGATACAAAGCTCAGTGCCGAGGATATGCTCGCACTTGGTTTTGCAACTAAGATAATTGAACCTGTAAAGGCTTACGCATTATATAAACCAATAAATAAATTTACAATGGAAGAAAAGGATGTGAAAACGTTCGGGGAAAAGCTGGATGCTATCATAGCAAAGATTTCAGGTTTCTCCCGCTTGCCGGTAACGGATCAGACAATGGTCGATGTAGACGGCAAAGAATTTAAACTTGACAAAGAATCCGGGGAACCTGCCATCGGAGATTCATGCTCACCTGATGGAGTTTACAAAATGGCTTCTGGAAAGGTTATCACCGTAACTGGTGGCAAAGTTACTGAAGTAGAATCCGAAGAGACTGAACTGGACAAAGCAAATGCCAAGATCGTTGAGCTTGAAGCTAAGATTGCCCTCGCTGAAACAGAGAAAGTAAATCTTGTTACTGCTGAGGCTGCATGGAAAACAAAAGAGGCAGAAGCCAAATCACTTGTCGATGAGCTTTCCAAGTTGAAAAACGAATGGAAGCCTGAATCGAGAACTAAGTTTAGTTCTGTTGATAAGGTGGGCGATATTGACCTTACTCAGGTAAAAGAGATAATGGAAAAAATCAAATCTAAAAAAGAATAATCATGGGACAATTTTCACCTGCCTGCGGGCACAAAATCAATCTGGATAATCTTCACTTCACCGCTGATGAACTTCGGTCGCTGAATGAACTTATCGTAACTGCTGTTCTTGAGGCTCCGCCTTTGAACTCCTTCCATACCCTGGTGACAGGTATAAAGAATGACAAGAGAATCGGTATCATACCGGGAACCTTCGGACTCATCCTGAAAGCCGCTCAGAGCTGCGATCCTGTTGCTCAGTGCCATGAAGCCGAAGCCATTGAGAAAACATGGGAACCTAAGTATCTGGAGTTCATAAACGATATGTGTATTGATGAGATAGAGAACTCTTTAATGAGGCTTTATATCGATTGCGCAAATCCTTATGACCTGACCAAGACTCAGATATTCTCATTCATTGCCGGTATTTATGCCACGGATCTTCCGAAAGAGGTACTTCGTTATGCATGGTTCGGTAACACTGCCGCAAGAAATACTCCTCTGGGCGTTCTCACTCCGGGCGTTGATCCTGCATTCTTTAATGTACTTAACGGTTTCTGGCAGCAGATGGCTGTTATCTATGCAGCTAATCCGCTGCAACTTCAGGCATTTCCCGGCAATACTCAGGCAAATTACGCACTTCAGCAGTCAGTCGCAACTCCACTCCTGAGTTACAACGCTGTAAATGCTTTGATTGATGCTGCTCCTTCCGAACTGGTACAACAGCCGGACAGGGTTCTGCTTGTCACTCGTTCAGTTATGGACCGTCTTCGCAGACAGCTCCAGGCATTGGGAACCGCATTTCAGGATTATAAACTGATGGTCAACGGTCTTGAGTTTGCTACATGGGACGGAATAAGAATCGTAAGTATTCCTTTATGGGATCAGTTCATAAGGACTTACGAGAACAACGGTACCAAATGGAACGATCCTCACAGGGTTGTTTATACGACTGTTTCCAACCTTAATATAGGTATGGCTTGCACATCACTGTTTGAAAACATAAATTCCTTCTATGATCCAAGAAGTCGTTATAACCGTATCGAAGCAGTTGACGCTTTCGATGCTAAGATTATAGACGACAGATTGTTAATGGTTGGAAGATAATACTTGGGACTATGACAATAGGATGTAATCAAATAGTTGCCTGCATTCTCAAAAACTGTGAGAATCTGGTGCCGGGGATAAAGGACAAGGCTTATCTTATTAACTATGATTGTGTTGATAAGGATGCTTCAACGTTTGATGCCAACAATCCATTATGGCTGACTCAGCTGGCATTGAAAACGCTCTCTCCTCCATGTTATGCTTTTTGTATTGAAGGTTACAACTTCTCGAATGAGCATAAGGTGACGATGGTCAAGAAGACTTATCAGAAGACATGGGATCACTCGTTTGTATTCCGGCTTTTTGATAATACTCCCGAAGATAAACTATGGATCGAAAACCTGAAAGATTCGAGATTCGTGGTTATCATTGAGAATGTCTATAACAAGCAGGATGCCACCCTGGGAAATGGAAGGACGGTCTTTGAAGTGTTAGGATGGGACTTTGGTCTTGAACTTAATGCTGCTGAACGTGATGCCAACTCGGATGAGATGCTTGGCGGATGGCTGCTGACAACCGGGACATCAGATAAGATGAAGGAATCTTCTGTACCACTGAGTTACTTTGTTGGTGGGACAATAACTGCCACGAAGGCCGCACTGCACTCATTACTTGCTCCTTGCTGCCCTGCTGGTACTGCTCATTAATAGGTGCGGTGTGAAAAGCCGCATCTTTTTATATGATTATAGATGATGTTCAGTCGTTTTCGAGGGACTTCATAAACTTTAAGTCTTTTCGCACATCGGGGCGAAAGGCAAAGATAAGAGAAGCCTATAAATTATTAACAGGTAAGAATTTCAGGGTATCCTGTTCAACCTGTTACATTGAGGCTTTAATGTTAATAGTTAATTCACAACCAATGGCATCGAGAAATTACGAATTAAAAAGAGGTGTATTGCTTCAAGCATTTGGTGATGCTTCAAAGACCTGCACAAATGACACACTCACGGATGAGTTGGCAGAGTGGTATATGAAAAATCAACCTGAGAAGATAATATATTTCTCCAAACTACCCCCCTGGTATAAGGTGGTAAGTACTCCGGAAACGGGGCCGGCAAAGTTATTTCAGACAAATCGTAATTTTGCACGGAGAAATATTAATGAAACAAATATAGTTAAGGGTTCATCGGAACCTCCTAAGATCGTTATCATACCTCCAAAAGTTACCGAAGCTCCTAAAGTTATCGAGGCTCCTGCTGAACCGGTCGCAGCAGAACCTAAGAAGATTGTCAGGAAAACCAGTAAAGCCAGGAAATAATGAGAGTATCCGCTACAAAAACAGCACCACGGGTTGAGCGGAACAGTTATATTACTTCTAAAAGGATAAAGGGATATGGCTCTGGCAATGACTATCCTCAGAAAGTACTTGAGATAATTAACTCCTCCGGCACCGGAAGGACTTGTATGGATATTTATGTCAAGTTCGTTGAGGGCGGAGGCTTTACTGACCAGTCGCTTGCTAAGTCAATTCTTAATTCAAATAATGAACGAGCTAACTCACTCCTGAGAAAAGCAGTCAAAGATTTAAAGAACTTCAATGGCTTTGCTATCCTGGTCAAGTATAACGGTATGGGATTGCCTTATGAGTATTTCAATATTCCTTTTGAACATTGCCGTTTAGAGATAGAGGCTACCGGAACCAAAAATAAATATACCGGAAGGATAGCCGTTCATCCTGACTGGACTGGATTAACAGGCCGTAGGTTTGATATGCGTGATGTTCTATTTATTCATAAATACAATCCTCAGACTGTTATTAATGAGATGATCGAAGAAGGAGGGCCGGAGAACTATCTAGGACAGGTATATTATTTTACGGCTGATGGGGAGTTTGAATATCCCATTTCACCTTTCGATCCTGTTATTACCGATATGCTAACGGAGGAAAGTGTA